GATTTATCAGGAATGTGGGATTGGAATTCGTTAAAAGAAAGTGTAATGAAATACGGTGTATGTAATTCATTATTCACGGCTCAGATGCCTGTTGCATCTTCAGCAAAAATTACAGGGTCATTTGAAATGACAGAACCCGCTCACTCGGCTTTATTTAACAGACGTGTTGTAGGTGGTGAGATATTGATAGTAAATAAATATTTGATTCAAGACTTTGAAAAAATTGGAATTTGGTCAGAAGAATTAAAGAACGAAATCATCTTGAATGACGGTTCAATTCAAAACGTAAATTTCAATAATCATCTTGATATTGAAGATAAAAACTACAACAAGAAAGTTAAACGTATAGAACATTTAATTAAAAAATATAAAACAATTTGGGAAATTTCACAGAGAGAGTTAATCAATATGGCGGCAGATAGAGGTCCGTTTGTTGACCAATCTCAATCTATGAACATCTATATGGGTGACCCAACGTTGTCAAAAATAACATCCTCTCACTTCCACTCTTGGAAACAAGGATTGAAAACGTTAAACTACTATATACGAACTAAAGCGATTTCGACGGGGGCTAAACACTTAGCGATTGATATTTCTAAGAAAGTGAAACCTGTAAATGAAAAACCAACAGTTGATGTTGTACCTTCAAAACCTCAAGATTCACAATTTGAATGTTTTGGGTGTTCATCTTAAAAAAACCGTAAATTTTAAAAACTCTCGGCAGTGTCGGGAGTTTTTTATTTTATATCATTATACAAAAAAATTATAACGACATTATATTTATGTTATATGGCTGAAGGACTAACATATGGTATAAATTTTCCCTTTAGGGATTCTTATGTCGGTAAGTATCTTGATTTATCGGATACTAATAGAGAAGAAATACGTTCAAATTTAATTCACTTATTATTAACAAGAAAAGGAACACGTTATTATTTACCTGATTTTGGAACAAGATTATATGAATATTTATTTGAACCATTGGATGGACCTACTTTCTCTCAAATTGAGGCTGAAATTAGAGATTCTGTTGAAGAATATATACCTGGTATTACTATTACTAAACTAACTATCACTCCGGCATCAGAAGGTGAGGAGGATAAGGGAACGGTTATTAATGGTAATGATGAAAGGGTGTTTAGGGTTCCTGGTATTGGAACTAAAGAACACACGGCAAAAATTAAAATTGATTACTTATTAAATGACGACGCATTTAGTTCAAGTGATTTTATCATTATAAATTTATAATATGAGTAATAAAAAGATATCCTATACTACTAGAGATTTTCAGGGGATAAGAACTGAATTAATTAATTTTACAAGAACATATTATCCTGATTTAATTGAGAACGTAAATGACGCGGCGATATTTTCGGTGTTTTTAGATTTAAACGCTGCGGTTACTGATAACTTACATTTTAATATTGATAGAAGTATTCAGGAAACTGTGTTACAATACGCACAACAAAGGTCGTCAATTTATAATATTGCTAGAACATACGGATTAAAAATACCCGGACAAAGACCTTCAGTTGCGATGGTTGACTTTTCAATAACCGTTCCTGCTTTTGGTGATAAAGAGGATATTAGATATTGTGGTATCTTGAGAAGAGGTTCACAAGTTAACGGTGCAGGACAAGTATTTGAAACTGTTTATGATATTGATTTTGCATCACCAATTAGCGGAGATGGATATCCAAATAGGTTAAAAATACCTAATTTTGATTCAAATAATAAATTAATAAATTACACCATAGTTAAACGAGAAACTGTAGTTAATGGTGTGACAAAAGTGTTTAAAAAAGTAATAACCGCTAGTGATGTTAAACCATTTTATGAGGTCTTTTTACCTGAGAAAAATGTTTTAGGGGTAACTAGTGTATTACTTAAAGATGGGACTCAATTTGGTAGTGTTCCCTCAGTTCAAGAATTTTTAGGAACTGATAATAGATGGTATGAGGTTAAAGCCTTGGCTGAGGATAGAGTATTTGTTGAAGACCCAACTAAAGTATCTGACAGTCCTGGTATTAAGGTAGGTAAATATTTAAGTGTTAATAATAAATTCATTACTGAATATACCCCCGAAGGATTTTTAAAAATGACTTTTGGTGGTGGTAGTCAATCTGCTGACGAACAATTACGAGAATTTGCGAGAAATGGTTATAATTTAAATTTATATAAATACTCAAATAACTTTGCGTTAGGTAGTACTTTAAAGGCTAATACCACTTTATTCATACAATATCGTATTGGTGGTGGACAGTCAAGTAATATCGGTGTTAATGTTATTACTCAAATAGGAACTGTTTCATTCTATGTTAACGGACCTTCAGAATCTGTAAATACAACTGTTGTTAATTCATTAAGATGTAATAACGTAACGGCAGCTATTGGTGGGGCTGATTTCCCAACAATTGAAGAGGTAAGGAATTTAGTTGCATTTAACTTCGCGGCTCAAAACAGAGCGGTAACTGTTAATGATTATGATTCGTTAATTAGAACTATGCCGTCACAATTTGGTGCTCCTGCTAAGGTATCAATTATTGAAGAAAATAATAAGGTAAACATTAAAATGTTATCTTATGATGAAAATGGTAAATTAACTGAAATAGTTTCAAACACTTTAAAAAATAATGTGGCTAATTACCTATCTAATTATCGTATGATGAATGACTATATTTCAATCCAAGTTGCTAATGTTATTGATTTGGGAATAAACATTGATGTTGTGTTAGATGCTAGTCAAAATCAAGGTTCGGTTATTAGTCAAATTATTAATACTATTTCTGATTTCTTTGACCCAGGTAATAGACAGATGGGACAAAATGTAAACGTGTCTGAAATTAGAAGATTAATTCAGGAACAGAACGGTGTTATTAGTGTTTCGGGTATTAAAGTTTTCAATAAAGTAGGTGGACAGTATTCATCGTCACAAACATCGCAAAGATATGCTGACAATGAAACGAGAGAAATTGAATTGATTGATGATACCATATTTGCGGAACCGGGTCAAACATATCAAGTTAGATTTCCGGGAAATGATATTAATGTGAGAGTTAAGAATCAATCGGCAACTAATTTTAGTTGATGATTTATTTTGAAAATATATCAATTATCTTTTAAAAATAGTATATAAACTATTTATTTTAAAAGAAAATAATGTCAAATTCATACAGAATAAGAACAACACCTGGTGTTGATAAATCAATTAGAGTTAAGTTTGACCAAGACTTTGAATCTCTTGAGGTTTTATCACTTAAAATCTTACAGGATGATGTTTACACAAGAAGATGTTCTGATTACGGTGTTTTAGTAGGACGTGTTAGTATTAATAATGGTTTTGGTGTTCCAAATGCTAAAGTATCCATATTTATCCCATTAAGTGATGGTGATGAATTAAATAATCCTATAATTGCCGATTTATACCCGTATAAAACATTAACAGATTTAAATGGTGATGGTTATAGATATAACTTATTACCTAAAGAACCATCATATACTAATCATGTTCCTACAGGTTCATTTTATTCAAGGGAAGAGGTTTTAACTAACCCAACTAAAATTGAAATTTATGACAAGTATTATAAGTATAATGCGGTAACTAATGAAAGTGGTGATTACATGATTCTTGGTGTACCGTTAGGTTCTCAAACAATTGTTGTTAACGTTGATATTTCAGATATTGGTGAGTTTTCATTGGCACCTCAAGACTTGATAAGAATGGGGATGGCAACACCACAACAAGTTGATGGAACAAAATTTAAATCATCAAGTAATTTAAATGAATTACCTCAAATCATAACTATTAATAGAACACTTGAGGTGTTACCGTTTTGGGGTGATGAAAATGCTTGTGTTGTTGGTATAACTAGAACTGATTTTGATTTATCGGCAGAAAAAAATATTACAATACAACCCACGGCTATTTTTATGGGTTCTATTATTTCAACTAATAATGACCATTCTCTTAAACTTAAATGTAAACCGGCATTAAAATCAGGAACACTTTGTGGTTTGGTTACGGGACCTGGTGAAATACAGGCAATTAGACAAACAATAAATGTGGATTCTAAAGGTAGACCTGCGTTGGAAGTTGCGTCTTTAGAAAGTGGTGGTCAGGTTATTGATGAGAACGGAACTTGGATGTTTGATGTTCCGATGAACTTAGATTATGTAGTAACTAACGAATTTGGTGAGAGAGTTATTTCAAAAGACCCTAAAAAAGGTATTCCAACTAAAGGAAAATACAGATTTAAAGTTATGTGGGCACAATCACCTGATTTAGGTGAAAGAGTTAAACGTGCTAATTTTTTAGTTCCTAATGTTAAAGAATATGGTTGGACGAGTGCATCAGGTCTTGACCCAATGACAGGTAGACCGACAGGTTCAAGAAGTTCTTTTGGAACTGCGGATAACCCTTGTTCATACGATAGTACGGTTCCAGTAACAAATAATGGATTTGCTGCAAAAGCGTCATATGCTTTTAGTTTAGATTGGGATGATTATGGTCAAAAAAATGCTGCGGGTAATGTAACCCCGTTAGGTGAATCAATGATATTAGAAGCAATTAATTGTGAAGATAGATTTTATGAAATGCAATATAATAAAGTTTATACAGTTTCCCAACTAATTAGTGAGTATCGTAGAGGTGATTCAAACAATAGGATTATTGCCATTAAAAATATTCTTGATGACGTATGTGATTCAACAAATAATAGATTTCCGACAAATGACGGGATGTATCGACTTGATATTCTATTCTTATTATTCCAATTATTAATGAATATTTTTCACCCAATTTTATTTATTGTAGTAATTTTGGCACATATTTTCTTTTGGGTTTTATGTAACATTATTTTACCTGTTTTAAAATTTTTGAAAGTTGTTGTTTGTGGTTTAGCAAGTGCAATATGTAGTTTAAAAGACAAATGTTTTTTAGGTGTTTGTCCTTTCGGGTTTTTATCGGGGATTTGTAATAAATTAAGTAGTGCTTGTCAATCATTAACTGATGCGGTTGAAAGTTTGACTGATAAATGTAAAAATAGTTTTGTTGCGTTACCAAATATTACATATCCTGATTGTGAAATTTGTTCTTGTGACCCTCAACCACCTGTTGCAGGTAAACCTGATACGGGAAATGCTATTGCGGCGTTTAATACTAATGAAGGTTCAAACAGTGCGTTTGCTGATATTTTAAGTACAGGGACATATGGTGGACCTGTTATTAAACTTAGTACTGACATAGTCTCAAATCAAAAATCAGGTTATTTTGGTCCAGGTAAGGTTGATGATACCGTAATGATTAGTGGGTGGTATAGTGAAACACCTAAAACTCTACAAACTAAAGGACAACCAATAGATTTACCATCTGATGCTAAGGGTGTTGATAACGACATTAAAACGGTAGGACACTGGAAATCAATATCAAGTGATTTACCTTGGCATGAAAGATGGAATTTATTTAACGTTAAAGCGAAATATTTTGATAATGGAGTCGCTAATCCGGGTGGTGGTGTTAATAGAATTGCTGTTAGATTTAATTCACCAATGAATGGTGGTCCATTAAGTGGTGGTTTATCAGGTCAATATCATTTAGATAATGTTATTGCGGTTTTAGTTGACCAAAGTGAAAGTGCTAATTTTTCGGTTGGTAAGATGATGACATTTGTCGACCCTGAATTAACTAAAGATACTAACTTAACAAGAGTTTCTCCGGCGAACGATTTCGGAACTAAAAGTATAACAGGTTCAACTATTGGAACACCTTACAATGGTGACCCAAAAGTAAATGTGAGACAAAATGTTGAAGTTTTTTATGCAAATCCTGACGGAACTAGTGGTAGTAATTTAAAAGGTGTTTATACAATTACAGGAGATTCTGCTAATAGTTATCATAAGTTCCCTATGGACATGGAATATTACCAAGTGATTGAGAGTATTTCAATTTCTGATTATATAACTCAAGTAGGTAGTTTAAATCCTGATTTACCTAATTCATTTTTAACCCGTGTAATTAATGGTGGTTATAATATAATTAGATTTCAGGGTAGTTATAGAGATGTATCAGGTGGTTGTTGTGGGTATGCTTGGGGTAAATATATTTATGGGGATAGATATTCATCAGGTGAACGTGGTATTGGTCCTATTCGTAATTATATTAAGAATGGAGACTCTATGAAGATTGTATTTTTAGTTAGAGGTGTTGACCCTAATTCACCAAAAACAACTATTTCTTATGATTTAAGTAGATTGTTTGGTAAGACTTCATATGGACACGTTGTTAGAACAATTGATAATATGAGGATGAACATACCTATTCAAGGTAAGTTTAAATGTGTTCAACATAACGCAATTACTACTAATTTAAGTGTTGATAACGGATATAGCGGTTTAAAATTGTTTTATGATAGTTACATGTGGAAACCGGCTAATGATAATAATGGTGTACCTGTTGGGATTAATCCAGCAACTGCAACAGAATTTGACCCTGATGGAAATCCAACTAACGGTGTTCCATATGACCCACCAGAAAATGACCCTAATTACAGAGCACCTGGATGGTGTGATTTTAAACCATTTAATGGTGCTACAGGTCATACGTTTTATTCATATACTGACAATAACTTTTTAAGTGCGGTTAATGGTTATTTAGATAATAATATGTTTCTTACAGGTAATAATGGTGTTAAGGTGGGTGAAAAAAATGGATATGCGACTAAATTTACCACATCATTTTATGGTAATTGGCAATATACGTTTTGGCATAAGACATATGATGAGGTTACGTTTGGTGTTCCCAACAGTTGGAAATACAGGTACGAACATAATGCTTTAAAATCCTATACAAATGATAACGGAACAATTAATCAACTTTCAATAAATCAAGAAAATACGGGGTACTTTAATAATGAGGTAGTTGAAGGTGGTAATATGGGATTCATAAAAATAAATAATATATTTATGGATGGAGGTGCTAGAAAAACAAATTGGGGTTTTAAAGGGGCTCAAGAATGTCCTCAAGAAGGGTGTGATTGGAATGCTTTTGATGCTAGAGTTTTTGAATTTAGTAGATATCTATCGTGGACATATAATAGGTCGAATAGTTTATCTTTGGATTTTACAGGTTTAGGTACTAATGGTCGTCAAATGGTGATGAGGTCGGATAGATTACCATCATCGTCGACACCTGAATATGGTCCGGATAATATATCATACACATTAATGGCGAATAATAATTTCTCGTTTTTTATTATTAGTGATGATGGTTCGGTGGTTTCAATCGACACAGGTGGTGGTGCTGAAGGTGTTGGTGGTGCTGGTGAAAGTGCGGCATCTAATGCTGAATTAAGTTGTCCTAATATTTTAAATACGTTTAGTTGTGAGGGTTTAATACCTTTAGATTGTTATTATTATGATGCACCTAATAATAGAGTGTCTTATTATGAACGTAAAACACCAATACCTAAAGACCCACCAAATAATGATAGAAATCAACAAGGTTGTTATGGTAATGGTTTAACAGGTGCGGGTCTTTTTGGTGAACAACCTGAGTCAATAATGGAAGGTGGTTGTTATAGATTAGTGACTAAACCATTTAGCACATTAAATTTAGACTTATTTACTTTATTACCTGAATGGAAATCAAGAATGATAATTACATTTGCTGCGTGTAGAAATGTGTTCTCACATTATTTTACTAACAATTGGATAAATGGAACTCTATACGCATTTTCATTTATTAATTCAAGACGTTTTACTAGTCCAATTAATGATGACCCTAAAAAAAGAAATAAACCATTTAACTGTTTTTGTAAAAATAACATTTATTTTAATACTGATAGTAATAATTTTTATTACCGAAGTAGTCCTTATAGTCAAATAAATGGGTTTGTTGGTAGGAAAAGTTCAGTGAATTGGTTTACTGGTAATTCATTTGGTGGTAACCGTAAGAATTTAATGTTTCCAACAACAATTATGGATTTAGGACCTAGAGATATATATACTCAAGAAATTGTATTCTCAGACGATTATGACGGGTATGTTATGAAACAAATGAAAACAAGTACGTTTCAGGATGTCTCTGATTTGTTAAATGTTTTTATAATTACAAGAATAACCAACAGACCGTTTATTCAAAGAATGATTGCGGGTGGTGGTGTGTTAGGGTATTTTAGTCGTGAAAATTTAAAAATTGATGGTGATTATGCACAAACAATATCAATTAACTCAGAAATAGGTGTTGATGGGTTTGATGCTGATAATTACGATAGTTGTGACATTTATTATAATGGTGGTGATGTTAAAGACGGAGTGTTTGGTATTTTTTATTCGACGGACACACAAACTAGAGATTACTTATCACCTAAACGAACAATAATATCTGAAGATACAACATTTAATGATACGGGATGTGCGTTTGAATATTTTAAGGTTAATACACAAACAGTTCCTTATTATCAATGGAATGTTAAGAAAAACTATCCACCAAATAAAGATGGTGATGACCCAAGTCCTAATAGTATAGTTGCACAATCACCTCCTGATAGTATTTTTGGTAGTCAGAATAATGATTGGTCAACAGAACCTTATTCAGCGAATACGTTCTTTTCATATAATTATCAAAAATTAGATAGGATAGACAAGAATTCAAGATACTTTAGAACCAATGGTGGTGGATTGTTAACAAAATATTATAGGTCGAATATTTGGTCGGCAGATAATTCAGGAAATCAATCAGGTAGTGTTCAATTTTGGGATTTAAATAATTCCCCAACACCTGAAACTGCGAAAACTGAAAGAGTCATAAATGTGGGAGCACCATTCTATTTTTATTTTGGTTTATTTCAAGGTAAATCAGCCTTTGATAGGTTTAGTAAGAAATGGATTGAAAGTGAGGTTATAACAGATTAATATGGGTAATAATAAAGAAATACGAATTGTTTTGGGGGCGTTGAGATATAAATCAGCCCCCGAACTAAGTTACGCACTTCAAGTACCTTTTGTTCAAAATGCAAAAGAAATTATTGAATTTGATAAAAACGTTAATTTAAGTTTAGCTCAGGTATATGATGATGAACGTCAAAAATCAACAATTTTCAGACCAACAGCTAAGTTTTCGGTGATATTTAAAAATGCTTATACGGGGATAACTAATTATGTTCCATTTGAAAATAATTTGTATTATGTTAAAGCAAAAGAAACTGCGAAGGCTCAGTGTTTATCTTCGGCACAAAATGTGAAATGGGGTGGATTTCCACAATATAATGAGTTTGATTTTATTAGAACAGATTATAATATACCAGGGTATACAATACCACCTGATAACCACATAAACTTCAACAGTAAGAGTGCTTCAACATATAATTGGAGTTTTTATTTGACCTATCCATACCAAAACAATACTACTAAAGATTTAACCCACTATGACAGTAAAAGTAATAAAACTATTTTATGGAAGTCAGGTGATGGGATACCTTTTGTTATAACTAACGGTGATGATAGTGGTAATAATGTTGTTATATTTAGGTGTGGTGTTAAACATGGGTTAAGTGTTGGTGAGTATGTTAAGTTAAGTTTTGCATATCAAAATGAACGATATTTTCAAGTATTTTCAATTGGGGATGGGACTAAAGGTAGTGATGATTACATATTTAGTATTTTTAATTATGGGTTTATTGGTAACGTTTTTTCAAATGGTAAAACAGGGACATTTAAACGAGTTGTTGATATTAATAATCCTGATGATACAACATCTGAATACTACGTTAAACAACTAAAAGTTTTATCAGATATTAATGATAATGTTTTAGTTAAGTCAGGATTTGAACAAAATATATTTGGTAAGACTAAAAAGTACGAAAGTAGTGGGTTAACACCGAATAAAATTTCAAGGGTTTCGGTTAAGGAAGGGTCACAGTCATATACTCTTTCTTTTAATAAAGATTTTAATTTAAATGGTTTATTGGATAATCAAAAACGACCGGTAAGTGAATTATTTTTCAGTGTTATTTGGAAAGGTTATTTTGGTTGGACGTTTAATAATGGTGCGAAATTAAAACAAGGGTATGAATTTAATTTACCATTGGTAAATGGTAATCCTGATTTATGGTGGAGTAGAACTAATTTAAAATCGGATACTAATTTTTTAATAAAATCTTACAATACACCTGTTAATACTGAATCAAGTTTGTTTTATTATGTGGATTCGGTTAAGAAAGATACTATAATAGATGGGGATTTATGTGAGTGGAATGATTTTGAACAAAAAGAAAGAACAATGTCATTACTATATCATAAGTTTGTCTTTAACAGTGTTCTATTTGATATTAGAAAAACGGATAATGAACTTAACACCAATATGTTTGGTTACTATTATCAACCACACCATAAATTAACGATTAGAGTTTATTCAGATTATATTGAAGAAGGTGCTAATGATAAATTAACCATAGTTCCTGATTATTCGTATTTCTCGGAAAATAAAAATTCATTTATTTGGAGAGATATTTATACATATGGTTTTATAGACCAAAATAATGATGGTGTTAACTATCCATTTTTAAATGGTAAACACTATCCGTATAGGAATTATGTCTTTAGAATAATACCTGAAGGAACTAATTTTATTAGTGATAATGAAGTTCAAGACCCAACAATAGATAATTGTGAATAAATATAGATTTACCTTACCAGAAACTGACGGATATATTAATATTCCCCTTGAAATTAAATGGGATTATTATGGTCGTGATACAAGTATCGAAAAATATGAGAAAAGTGTTTTAGAAGAAATAATTGGAAGTCCTAAAGATTTTGAAATTACAAGATTTTCACATGAATCATACTTAAATAACACAAGAACAGACCTTAATTATGAATTTAACTTTTTTGATAATACACAGGGAACGGGTCAAGATATATTAGTTGCAACAACATCTAATTGGGCTCCGACGTATTTAAATGAAGGTTTTAGTATTGACCAAATATACTATTATGAAAATCCTTTTACTAAATCATTTTTTAAATTGGATTTTTACGATACTAACGATACAGCTAATCAGATATTATACTTCACAATTATAATACCTGTCCAACAAGGTGGAACTGAAACTGCTAGTATATCCCCAATAATACCTGATGTTGATATTAGAACCCCAATTTTTAAACTTGATTTTGTTGGTGATAAAGAGGGTTTTTACATCTATTGGCTTAGAGATAGAACAAATATTAACATTTCAACATTTTATATGTCAGCCAAGTTTTTTAATGGTAGAATAGGTGGTTTTATGAGAATGATGACGGACCCACAATCAACATTACCAAATAAGTTCTTATTTGATACTAACAAATATTTTTATTACAAGGTGGTTCTTGATTATGATAAATACACGTATTCAGTATTTAATAATAGTGGGGGTAGAGTTGGAACTGATACTCCGATAAAATGGTATGAATACGTTAACCAACCGTAAGTATGGAAGAAAGAATATTTCATTATAGGATATCACCTGAAGTTATTAAAAATGATTTGTTTTTAATAAATTATACGGGTAATAGTGATACAACAAATGCTGAGTATGTTTATTGTTGTGACATATATACAAGTGCGGTAACTAGATATTTTACAGGTCAAACATATGCCTACTTGTCAATGTCTGAAGTAGTAACAGGTGGAACCAATGGGAATTCAATTTTAACAGGTTTAACTATACCTATTTTTATAACACAAAACACAGTTGACTTTGGTTATTATTCCGTGTTTGACGGTTTAGTAACTCAACAAGATACTATGACTAATTTTTTAGTCTCGGCAAATACAATAAACCCGTATAGATTTTTATTCTATAATACTTCAGATATTGAATTTAAAAAATATTTAAGTTTTTCTGATTATAAGATTAATTGGGGGGATTCATCACCTATTGAAACGGTTAATAATACTGCTCCAAGTAGTTATTCTCATACATATACAAGTTCAGGGACCTATACGATTACAATGTCAGGGATGAGTCCTTGGGGTATTAATATAATAACTAAAGATATTGTTGTTCCGTTTACTAATACATCAATACCTGACCCCAAAGGAACTGCACATTTTATTGCTGCGGGTGGTAGTTGGTCAGGAACACCAATAAGTTATGATTATATTTTTAGTGGGGATACCGATTGTGATGTTGAGACACAATCAAGTGAAAACTATACCACAGTACCGTTTTTAGTAACGGGTTATACGTTTTCTACAGTAAATGATTTGGAAGTTTATGGTAGTAAATATGACCCATCGTTATTTGCTGGTAAATATAAAATAGGTCAAACAATCACGGCAGATACTAACACTGTTGGAACATTTTGGGGACCATCACCTGATGGTTTATATACTGCTTATACCATAAATAATATTGATTATTTTGATTATTCTGATGGAACAACAGTATTTGTTGTTGAATCTTCAGGTATAACGTCAGACATGTTAATTTGTTCGGCAATAACTAAAAATGAAGCGTTACTCAATGTTATTGATGAAATGCAGGTCCAATCGGATATTATAATGGAGAGGGGTAAACAAAGTGGTCTTGAAGCGATAATGAGAATTGGTGAGGTGGATAATATAGGTGATATTGAAAAATATGGGTATGGATTTTTTAAAGTTAATGAGACTTAATAAAAATATAAAATTGATATTTATTTAAAAGAGTAATAATAATGGCAACAGGAACGTATGGAACGATAAGACCGGCTGATGTGTCACCGGAAGATGTTGAGATAATTTTAAATTATACACCATCAAGAGACGATACTGATAATTTTGTTTTATCAAAATTGGATGCGACTGCGGTATTACGACCTTATTTTCATAATGATGAGACAGGTGGTAATAACAACGTTGAAATATTAGGTGGTTTATACAATCTAAGACTACCCGCAGATGAATTTAATCGAGTGGGGATATATACTTTATTTATTAGACCTGCTGAAATTAGAACCAAGATAATTGATTGTGGTGTTTTATCTGCATTACCTAATGTGAGAGGGTTGGTTTTTGATTTAAGTCAAGTACCAAGTGAATATAAAAATAAATTTGTTACACAAGGTTTAGTTGGTTTTAGGATAGAATATCTAAATGGTGATGGAACTAAAATACCTAATTTCTTTAGAGTCATTACCTCATCATTTTATTGTGAGCCGGTTATTGATAATTTAACTAATACATCACAAAAGGCGATTAGATATAGATATAGTGACAATGTTACTAATCTAATGTTCTGTACATTAACACCATCAACAACACCTTCAAATAGACCTATTGCGGTTCCATATATAGGACAACCAAACCAAAATGTTATCATTACTAATACTTTTTTTAACCCAATAACTTTAGATATTGAAATAGCGGAACACGACTTCTCCACATTGGCAATTGCTCTATTTGGTAATCAAACTAAATCTATGGATGATGGTATCTACACAATGTATGATACTGATAATAACATCTATAGACAATACAACTTATATGAAATTAGAGACCAATTTAACAAATTGTTATACGAGGTTAGAGAGGATAGAGGTGATGATGTTGATTTTAGTAAAAACTTTACAAATATACTACAATAATGGCGATTAAAAAATATATTTGTCCCCCAACTCCGGCCACAGGTGCTGGAACATTCTCTGACGATTTAGTTGGATTCCAATTAGTTCAGGGTGGAGGATTAACGCAGGGGAATTTTGATTTTTCAACAGGGATAACAGAAAAAAGTAATCGTAATTTTATTACGGGAACATTTTCAGAACCTATTAATTTAACCACATTAGGTATTTCTGATGTTGCACAATCAAAACAAATATTTGAAAATAACTTTCAAGTTTATCCTAATTTTGATTTAAGTCAGGTAACTAATTTCTCATTATATGGTTCATTAACTAAGAGGATATCGGTTTCAATCCAAAAGATTATTAACTATTTTCCGGCAGCGTTAGAATCGACATTTATTGGTGTTAACTATTTGACAGGTGCAACCGCGTTTAATGTTAACTATAATTCTGAAAGTAATATTACGACATTTGATATGGATGTTGCTAAATTACGTAACCAATTTGATATTGATTTCACAACTGAATCTACTCGTAATTTAGAATTGAGAGAAATAAAGGTGTCTCAATTAAGAAATTTTAGTGTTGAGTATGCCAAATATGCTATGTATTATAATAATGAACCATATGATGTTTCATTTGTTAGGGAAACTAATTCTATTACAGAAGGGACTTTAAGAGTTTCGGTATATGGTAATCCATTTTTAGGTCAGACCGAGGTTTATGGTGATATTTACATCAGACCAAATGATTTTGAGGTGTCAAAAGTTTTTAATGAAACTTTTGATGAGGTTGAAAAATTTCTTTTAAATAGATACTCAAGTCCGATATATACATCGACGTATTATGTTCCTGTTGAGAATGACGATGGTTCTTATAGTACCACACAACAAAAATTGACTTGGCCACTAAATGGTAATTGGAATATTGATATTTTAACACCGTCATTTACGAGATATATTGAAAGTTTAAATACTATTGTTGAGAACATTGACGGGTATAAAACAAATTTAATATCAAGGTTTTTAACAACAGGTGCGTTTAAAGAGTTTGACACTATAGGTCAAAAAACTGAGAAAACTTTACAGATTTATGGTCGAAGTTTTGACGAAACAAAGAAATTTATAGATGCGTTAGCGTATATGAATTCAGTTAATTATAATGTTAGTAATGATATTCCATCACAGTTACTTAAAAATTTAGCACAAACTTTGGGGTGGACCACTAATATGTCACCAATAACAAATGATGATTTTTTAACATCAGTTTTTGGTCAAAAAAATCATGATAAATCAAGTTTTTCTGGTGTCAAAACAGCTCAAACACCTGATGAATTAAATTACCAATATTTTAGAAATTTAATACTTAATTCGGCTTATTTGTTTAAATCTAAAGGAACACGAAAATCGGTTGAAATTTTAATGAGGTTAATTGGTGCTCCTGAAGCGATTGTTGAATTTAACGAACACGTTTATTTGGCGGACCAAGTTATTAATTTAAAACAATTTGATAAACAATTTGCAAAAATATCAGGTGGGACTTATGTCTCAGAATCGGTTGTCTTAGACCCTAATGATATTTACACATTCCAAGGAACACAATTCACAGGGTTTACAACTGAGTATATTATAAAAGATGTATCATTAACTAGAAATGAATACCCTATGGATGAATTAGGGTATCCTTCAGCACCTGAAGATAGTGAAGAATACTTTTTTCAATTAGGTAGTGGTTGGTTTGAACAAACACCAAGTCATAGAGGTCCTGAAATGGTTAATCTTACGACAAGTACTTTTGTTGGTTCAAATCCTGATTTTCAAACATATCTAAAGCCTTATACATATGGTCAAGATTATTTAAATAGATTTAGAGATTTCCCTTTTATGGATTTGGGGTATAAATTAACCAAAACTAAAGATAATAATAAAAGTTGGGTTAATAATGAGGTTGGATTTAGGGTGAATATTGATGGTGGGTATAACGCTAAGTATATTACTTATGATGATAGATTAGTTTTAAATGTTAAGAACATTGATTTACATATGAATCCCGCACAAGGATTAGCGTATGACGTTTGGTATATGTCAAGAGAATATAACTACCCAATACCAAATCAAGGGTTGTTTTATGTCCAACCAACACATTGTAGTCCGGCACCATTTGAATCAATCAATATGAAAATGAGTAATACTCAATTTCAAGCGTCATTTCCTGGTGTTAAATATCCTATAAGAGGTGGTGTGGATTGGACACAAATAGACCCAAAACCAAAAAGACAGACCTTCTTTGAATTCGCACAGTCGTTTTGGAAGAACATGATTAACGTTAGAAATAGACAATTTATGACTAATGGTAAATCAATGGGTTATCCTACGTTAGAATCTATATATTGGAAATATTTGTTATCTGAACAAGCAATTAACCAACCAAATAATAATTTCACATATGATACAATGATACAATATGTGAATGGTTTGGGTGATTATTGGGTTAGATTGGTTGAACAAATGATTCCTGCTACAACAATATGGAGTACGGGGGTTAAATATGAAAACTCAGTATTTCATAGACAAAAACATGCTTGGAGAAGACAAAGAGGTTGTCAAATTGTTCCGGTTCCTTGTAAACCTTGTTCAACAGAATCAACATTTTTACCTGTTGATTGTCCTATACAGAGTGTTCAATGTCCTATTTACCCTACAAGTGCAACAATTACGTCATTCTCAGGTATTTTAGGTAAATTGGTTAATGATTATATGACTTCTCAAGATAAAACCGCAAATGACTGTAATTTAAATGCTCTTCAAACCCAATGGTTTGTTGACTTACGTTTAAATGATTTTATAATAGTTAAAAAGAAATTTTTTGATGGTGTTGGATTTTCTATACCATCACTAAGTTCGCCAAGTAATACTCAGTGGTATAACGGATTAGTGTTAGCGTTGGATGAATTAAAAAATAGTGGGTATGATTATAATTTGAGTGGTGATGGTAACGTAGTTATTTACAACTCAATATGTTCTGAAGATACCCAAGGACTAACATTTAAACTAAATGTTGGTATAAATATGAATTTATGTTGTAAATAATGTCTTGTAGTTTAAATTACACAATAACAGGTTTAACAGGTGATTGTTCGGTTAATAGTGGTGGAACGTTTACGGTTAAGATAGATGGTAGTGCCCCACCATATTCAATACAATGGGTGTCACCTTACACATATAGTGAAATATTACCATCGTCAGCGACAACATATACTGTTACGGGGTTAACTGCGGGAACTTATAGTTTAAACGTAACAGATAGTTGTGTTTCACCTAGCCCAACGACAGTTGGTGTTACTGCTTACATTTCAAGTGGAACATGTATGTCAATAACAGGAGTAACAAATACTTTATGTGGGTTAAATAATGGGTCATTAACTGCTATGACAACTTATGATTATGGTAATTCGGTTTTTTCACTATATCACACAACATTAGGTTTTATAACGTCAGGTGATACTAATATTCCTTTAGGTCGTGTTTTTAATGAATTACAACCGGGGACTTATTATGTTGTTGGGGATGATGGTGCGGGGTGTACGGGCCAAAGTAATTCGATTATAGTTCAATCCTCATCTAATTTAGATTTTGGTTTTTATGTTGTTAATGATTCAGGTTGTAATGTCCAATCTGGTAAAGTTTATGTGATAGATGTTGAAGGAAATCCGCCATTTACCTACCTTTGGTCTAATGGTGAAACAACTGATAATATACAAAATTTATCACCGGGTGCGTATTCAGTTTCGGTTAGTGATAGTTCGGGTTGTGTGGTTAGTAAAGAAGCAACTGTTGAATTAGTTGAGCCATTAGGGGTTGTTGGTGAATATGTAACTCAACCTGAGTGTTTCCTTAGTAGTGGGGTTGTTGCGATTCAAGTATCAGGTGGGACACCACCATATTATTATTCAGGTTCAAATAATGTTGTTGAAGTTAGATTTGAAAATAATATGACCTGGAATACGTTATCTTCAGGACAATTTAATTATTATATTCAAGATGCTGGATTATGTACCTTAACAGGAAGTGTTAATTTAACAGTTCCAACAAGTTTTAACATAGTTCAAGTATCTGCGACTAACTCAACTTGTGGTAATAATCAAGGAACTATCGGACTTTCAATAACTAACGGAACACCACCGTATGTTTATACGTTAACGGGTCCTGTCAATCCGCCGGTTGTTAATACAACATTACAGACATATACTTTTACGCAATTAACTAACGGTGAATATACTTTAACTATTACGGACGGAAGTGGTTGTTCATTTACCGACACCTACATTATTGAAAACGTTGTTAATTTTGATTTTACGTTTTCAACAACAGGAACTACATGTGGTTCTAACAATGGTAAAATACAAATTGATGTTACTGGTGGTGAAGGTCCCTTTATTTATAATATAAACGGTCAAACTAATACTACCTCAGTTAATACACAAACATTTGGGAACTTATCTGTTGGTAGTTATACTGTGAGTGTTACTGACACATCTGTTCCTTGTACTCAATCAAATAGTTTTTATATTGGAGAATCA